GGGAACTGCATCCACACAATCTCCTGGGTGGTGGCCAGTGCGATGACGTTGGCCCTCCCGTCGCTCGCGACGTCACGGAATGTCAGGTCGCTCAGGTCGGTCGGCACTGGCTGGAAGATCCCGAAGATGTTGGTGGATGAAAAGGTGATGGGTGCCGGACAGGGTGCGGATGAGACGGCCACCACGATCGGGTCCGGGAGGTCGCAGATTCCCACGCACTTGAACGTGCTCCACGGCGAGACGTCGATCGGGATCAGCGAGACGCTGTTCGGGTTGAACACCCTGACCACCGGCGACTCATCCATCAGCGCGAACGCCAGGGAGTTCTGGAGCCACGTGACGCGCGAAAACTTGATCGAGGTGATGGTCAAGGGTTGCCACGAGATGAGCTGACCGGCCGAAGGGGTCCCGAAGGCGATCAGCTGCTCCAGCGGCCTCAGCTTCACGTGGATCTCCACCTCCTGCCTGGTGAGGGCGCACAGGGGCACCGCGAGGCTCTCCGACCTGTGAAAGTAAAAGGGCAACGGGACCAAGAGGGTCCTCGGGTACGGTCCGAAGAAGGGCGCGGTGGCGGTCTGGTTGGTGCTGGCCGGTCCGAGCCCACCGAGTCCAGCCTTGGTGTCTCCCGTGAGGTACTTCAGGGCCGTCTGCTGCGACTCGCCCAGGAAGGTTTGCGCGTAAATCTGCATGTACTCTCCGTTGATGCGCTCGACGACCTTCCCGCCTATGAGGAGGTCGGCGTGCTCCACGATCGCGTTGCCGATCGCGTCCGTGTACCCGTAGGTGGGAGGGAGCAGGTCCGGGAGGACGAGTTTGAGGTACATGCCTCGGATGAGCTGACCCTTTCTCGGGACGGTGCACGTGATGAAGGAACCAAAGTCGATCGCTTGCTGGTCGAAGGTGTTGTCGAGGGTCTCCAACGCAAACTTGGTGTACCTCGAGAACCGCTTGATGAAGTAGGTCACCTCAGGGGACCCCGTCAGGAATTCATCCTGGATACCGACGGCGGCGAGCTGGACGCGACCGCTCGACATTACCTCATGCCGAGGTTTTTTGTTTCTTAAAGGGACTGAAGAGACTCTCGAAGAAACCCCTCTTCTTCTTGACCGGCGAGTTCCTCTTGACCGACGAGTTTCTCTTGGCCGACGAGTTCGCCGAAGAAGCCGACGAGTTCTTCGCAGGAGAGTTCACCGAAGGAGCCCTCTTGGGCGACGAGTTCCCTTCAAACTTCAGGGGTTTCCCGTTGTTTTCGTATCCTTTCTGTGGCGTCCAGCGGTGAACGAAGAGGCCTCTCGCGTCACAGATCATCACTTCTTGGTGAAATCGATCGTCGCCTTTGAAGTAGTACCCGTCGATGCCGGGGAGGCGACACAGGATGCTCGAGGCCTCCTTGTTCACGTGGTGAAGACTGACCCTGTTGCCTTGCCACGCGTTCGCGTGATTCTGAGGATCTTTCGTGATGCTCTTGATCAGCGTGCGCTTGTTCGGGTGCCTCCCGAACGCGAACGTCAGGATGTTTCGGTATCGCTGCGAGTTCACCTGTTTGAGCACCCGTTTGATGGCGTCTGGCGTCGCCCGAAGCAGTCGTATCGGTCGCGTCGTCTTGTAGTAGTGCACGATTCCCTTGTTGGATTTCCTCCGGTACTTTAGCGCCGTGTCATGATTGTGCGTCACGTAAAAGTACCTCGAGTTCTTCAACGTGTTCGTATTGTACGCCCCGGTGAACCCTTTTGCGAACATCGTGCCCTTGGGAAAACGCACGACCATCGACATGTTACTCTAGTCACCGACATTTTCTCACCCCCTGTTCGCCAGTCCACTCCTAGAGTTCACGTTGTTCCCGCGTCCGTTGTTCGCGGTGGCTGGCATTTGCATCACGAGCATGATCATCATGATGATGAAGAGGACCGCGACGCCGCCGACGATCCACCACTTGTACTTGTCGAAGAAGGACTTCTTCTTGTCATCGTGGTGCTTGCTGCTGCTCATTATTAGTACCACCCCGGAAAAAAACTTTTGAAACAGCATGAGTCTCCTCAGGGTCGGGATCCTTTCGACGCTGGAGGTCTTTGGCGATTTCATGCTCAAGCGGTATTCCGCACTGGGATCACTGTCCAGCCTCGGACTCGGCGTTTTGGGGTACGTCGGGGTCGTCGCGGCCCTGGTGTGGAGCTTCAAGACGGGCAACGTGTTGATAGTCAACGGGCTCTGGGATGGCATGAGCGCGGTCATAGAGTCACTGGCGGCCTACCTCATCCTGGGAGACCGACTCGAAAATCCCGTGCAATACGCAGGGTTGCTCTTCACGGTCCTTGGCGTCTTCATGCTGAAATATCCTTCTCGGTAGACAGTACCATGTGGAAGTGTTGCTTTCGAGTCCGAGTCCCAGACGTCATCGAAGTGCCACCGCCTCCAGCCGTGAAAATCGAACCCATAGACTTGACAGTTGAAGAAATAATTATCAAGCTTGAGGAACAAGATGAGGGCGGATCACGTGTACGTGTCGCTGAGAGTTCTCTCGAACCTTCAAGAGGGTCAGAAGCTGTCGACCAAGAACGGCCTGTTGTCAGTGGACCGAAAAGCGAACCCGGTGTTGAGATGGTTGAACGGGGACAATCGTTCAACGACGCTCATGCACTTGAAGAATGTGATCAATGAGGCCATAGTTTCCGGCTACCACAAAGAATTGGTCGAGGCTGCGCCTGGGATCGAGTCGTTGAAGGTCACCTACGCGGACGACTCGGCCTTTGTCGCTGGAGTGGACGTGTTGCTCAGACGCTTTTTACCAGTACCGACGCAGCAGGTGGCTTCTCCACCACCTTGAGGGTCCCGGCGCCGATGGCGAAGATGATCCCCAAGACCGAGACGCCGAGGATGAACGAGAGGTACCCGTGGTTCGAGTCGCTCTTGCTGTCGCTGTTCTTGCCGAGACACTGGAGGCCGATGGAGCACGAGGCGGTCGACAACACGCTGAGTAGCAACACCAAAATCAGTGTGATCCATTCCATTTTATAGAGTCACTCGAGAAACTTTTGGGAGTCGCACTTTTGCGAGCAAAAGTGCTCCGACTGCGGCCCCTGACGTGAAAAATCGTGTGGGGGCACAGTAGCGATGACGCTTCAGTTGCGCAAGTTTCGACCCGAGACAATGGCGGACGACAAGGTGTGCATCTTCATCGGGAAGCGCGGCACAGGAAAGAGTTTCCTCGTGACTGACATCCTGTACCACAAGCGACACATACCCGCCGGGATCGTCATGTCCGCGACGGAGGACGGGAACCACCACTTCAAAAAGTTTGTGCCGGACCTCTTCATCTACGGGGACTACGACAGGGAAGCGATCGAGAGGGTCCTGGCGCGACAGAGGACCCTGGTGGGCAAAGGGGCGACCAACTGCAGCGCGTTCATGCTCCTCGACGATTGCATGTACGACAGAAAGTTCATGAAGGACACGTGCATCCGAAACTGTTTCATGAACGGTCGTCACTGGAAGATCTTTTTCATGCTCACGATGCAGTACTGCATGGACCTGACACCCGACCTCCGCGCGAACGTGGATTACGTCTTTGTCCTCCGTGAGAACGTGCTCGCGAACAGGGAGAAACTCTACAAAAACTTTTTCGGGATCTTCCCGAGTTTCGACGTGTTCAATCAGGTGATGACAAGTTGCACAGAAAACTACGAGTGTCTAGTGCTCGACAACACGAGCAAGAGCAACCGCATCGAGGACTGCGTCTTCTTCTACAAGGCCCGTCCGAGGACCAACTTCCGAATAGGCTCACCCTCCTTGTGGACCTTCCACACCAAAAACTACAACCCCAACCACGAGAACGACTCCGCCTCCAGGGACCCAAAGAAGAAGGGTGGTCCCATCACGATCAAGAAGGTCAGGTGAGCACCTTGCCACACGCACTGCAAAGCAAGATGCGTCCCCGGAGAGACAAACCCCCCTTTGGGCCGCACTTTGGACAGGTGGCACTATCCACGTGAACAGAGGAACATGGTTCAACTTTCACACTAGAAAACCACGGCTTCTTCCCGTCTTTCAAAAGAACCTTCCCGCACGTCCCACAAGATTGATCGCGATTGCCGTCATCCGACGCTTCGTATCCACCACTCGGTCCACACTTTGGACAAACCTGAATGGGACACTCGTCATCGTCACTGACACTTCCACTGAAACAGTACATTTGAGAGTCACCTTGTTGATTGTGTTTAAGCGTAGCACCGCTTCGGTGGCGAAGGTGGGGGTGACACGGGTTGCGTGCCGAGTTCTTCGTCCTCTTCGTAGAGTTCGATGCCCAACAATTCAGCAATGTATTTGTGGATGGCGATCCAAATCGAATACATTGGTGGATGAACTTACAAATGAAAAGTGCGACTTACCTTTAAGTCCTGTCAAAGTTTGCTCGAGCCCTGTTCAGGTTCGCGTTGAAACGCGCTTTGTTGTTGAACTCGTATCCTCGTGTCACCGCATTCTTGAACTTGCGGAACACGCGGTCCCTGTACGCCTTGATGCCACGAAGCAGTCGAGGTGTCCTCTGCGTGAGTTCGACCCTGTAAAACTTCATGATTTGATTCTTGAGGTCATTCAGGCTTCGCTTGTTTCTGCGAAAGGCTCGTACGTTCTGCAGAACGGCTTCGCGGGCACGCTGTTCACGCATCCTCGCTTCTCGCATGGCTTCACGTGCGCGACGATTCGCTTCGCGGGCGCGAAGGTTCGCTTCCTGCGCGCGTCGAAGGCTCGCTTCGACCGCGTTCGGTGTCGGCTCATTCACGTACCTCGAGTTCGCTTTCACGTGCTGCAGGATTTGCCTCAGAAGGTTCGGATTCGCTCGGACGCTGTTCAGCGCCCGATTGTTTTGACTGCCCATCCGAAGGCCTCTGAACGCGTTTTCTCTCGCTCGCTGGTTATTTCTTGGCAACTCGATTCGACGCATGCAATCTGTCGACACTTTATTTCACAAAGAGCTTCCTGGTGAACTTGGCGTTTCGTTTCACGGCAGAAGTCTTCTTCTTCAGTGAAGCCAGCATGCGATGCAGGTTTCCGAGGGCGGCGACGTCACCCTTTTTGAACGCACTCCGGATGATCTTTCGTCGCTTGGGGGTTGAGAGACTGGCGCGGTACTTTTTCATTTACCTTGTCGCTCAGATTTTACTTGACAACAAACCTGCGTCCGAAATAAAAGATGAGTGCGGCGACCAGGGCCGTGATCAGGAGTCCCATGGTGGAGGTCTCTCCGCCAGCGCCGACCATCTGGGGGATGAACCCGACGAGCTTCTCCTGAACGGGCTTGGCAAAGGCGATCACGGCAGCGACTCCGGCCAGCAGGGCGTCCATCTGCTCCGGGGTCAATCCGCCCTTTCTGGGTGCGACGGCCTGTTGCTGCTGCTGTCCCATCATGGGTTGCGATGGCGCTCCGCCCATGTAGTCAGTGGGGTCAGGGCCCATGAGTTCAGAAATGGGAGTGGAGTCCATTTGAGGTGTGCCAACAATTTTTTCGGGCCTCGCTTTCGCGGGTTTCTGCGGCTGCTGTGGAGGCGGAGGCGCGGGTGGCACGTCGGGGTTATACGTGAAAGGTGTGTTCGACGGTATCTCAGGAGTATACGTGAAGGGACCGCTGGACGCCGGCTGTCCGCTCATTCCCGCGAAGAGCGGAGTCATGGAATCCTGGTCTGAGAGGATCATCGTGGAGACGTTCTCCATTTGGTATCAGTACCCAAAGTTTTGGAAAAAGCGTGACGCGATCAAATCAGTAGCCCCACTTGCTCAGCGCGTTCTCGGAGTTGAACTCACTGGCGCTGTACATGTCGACCCACTTGCTCGCAATGAACATGGAGATCAAAAAGGTCAACACAAGAGACCCGTAGACGAGCCCAGCGACTGTCTTGTTCTGGTCAGGGTTCTCGACAGCCGATTTCGCGTTGCTGTTGAGTTGAATCACGAGAGCCAGGAGGAAAGTGATGACGGAGGCGATCATGACGTTCGCGTGCGTGACCCAAAAGTGCCCTGCTCGACACAAGAAACTGAGCACCATCGGGAAAACCAGCGTCAAGAAGATGAGTCGAAACGTGGAGTTGCTGATGGATACCATCAACACTGGCGCCACCATCGCGAGGGCCCACAGGGCGATGCCCTTCAGAACGTCTGATGTCGCAGTGACCATCTTTGACATCACCCGAGAGTTTTTTGAGCCGAAGGGGCCCTGCAAGGGCCATCCACGAAGAGACCCCATCACGACGACACTCGGTTCATCAGTCCTGGATGTACTCTCCGCAAAACTTTTTGCGAGTGGGTATGCGTTCGTATATGCCGAGTCTGACTGACATGTCCTTCAACTCTCCAAAGTTCTTCCAAAAGGCTTCAGAGTGAGAGTACTCCTCCACCGTGGAGTGCGCGAGTTCGTGGAGCAACACGTGGAACATGTCGTTCGGCGTCCCGTCGAGACACACGCCTATCTCAAACCCTTTGTTCACGTTGTACCCGAGATCACCTCCTCTTCGACCCGTGATGACCACCTGGTTCTCCAACGCCCCAAACTTTGGGGGTTTGGTTTCCCGAATGTGATCCACGAGGATCTGGTACCTTCGTTTGACTTCCGTCAGGTTCTCAGGCTCCTGTGTGGCCCACAAGAGCACGAGGTTGAGGAGCACTAGAAAGACGAGGAGCATCCACATTACCATGTAAAAAGAAAAGAGTCGCAGTG